CACTACCCCCTACACCACGGAAAATGTTATCCGTGACGAAGCGTGCAACAAAGTTGTAAATCAAGGTGTCTTCACCGCCGATGCCGCCCGATAGATTCGGACCACCGACTACAGCTACGCCCGTGGAGTTGCCAGCATTTCCAGGGCCACCAGATCCACCGCCGGAACCGCCGATATTGTTCGCTGAAACGGAGTTCGTAGTGTTGCCAGCCCCACCGGCACCGCCGATTCCACCACCACCTCCGCCGCCGCCAGCTTGGCCTCCGACCGAAGCGCTACCAAGTCCGCCAACTCCACCTACTCCAAGTCCAGTACTAAGGCCGCAAGCACCGCCGCCGCCACCACCGCCCGGTGATCCGGTACCTGATCCACCGACTCCGCCAGCACCGCCTGCTTGACCGGTCAGAGCGACAGCACCACCCGAGGATGTGCCGCCCGCGCCACCAGCCCCTCCAGGACCGGTACCAGACCCAGCAGATCCGTTAGAACCGCCAAGGGATGTAATTAGCGCACCGAACGAGTTCGTGCCAGCGCCTGCAGTAATCGCATAATTGGTACCTGGGACGACAGAGAATACGCCTTGACCGAAGCCACCACCACCACCTCCACCACCTCCACCGCTATATGCACCGTTAAGATTCCCGCCAGCACCTCCGCCACCGAGCACGGATACACGAATGCTGGTGACCCCTGCGGGAATAGTGAAGTTCCCATTCGACTGGAATACACGCGCCGATCCGGACCCAAAGACATTCTGCCCAATAGGTGCCGCGGTCGAAATCGAAACAGTGTTCGTCGATGCTCCAGCTACAAAATCACTCAATTTCATTAGATTAGCCTCCAGTCAGATCCGTTGTACCAAATTGAAAATTGCTGATCGCTCATATTCACGATCAAGTCGTTTGCCTGCCCCATGATGGTTTTTCCGTTCCGGGCCAGCGTCCAATTGGTGTTAAACCAGTTCAGGCTTATATCCATGAAGGTCAGCATGGTGCCCTTGGCTGGTGAGGCCGGTAACGTCAGGGTGAAGGTGCTACCGCCGATCGTATCTACCTGATAAACGCCTGCACCAACATTTCGTGATGCGTTCACATAAGTTGGCGCAACGAGCGACTGTATTTGCGAAAGCGGTGCCGCATGCTGAGACTGGGTGGCTGCACCGACTTGAAGAGCACCGCCGGTACACCCGAGAAGTACCCACGACGTAAGCCCAGCGTGATACATCAGCTCCACCATGCCGCTAGCGACGATTTCGCCGCCCTGGAGCGCTGCATGCGCTCCGCCGACTATCGGCTTGGCCGCAAGACCGTTGGGGGCAAACGTAGAAGCGCCTGAATTGGCATTGGCCGCCTTGAACTCCAGCACCATGCCGTCGGTCAGCGCCGTGACGGCCGGGCTGTACACTGCCGCATAGGCGTTCGCGGCGCCAATGTCTGCGGCATAGCACAAGCCGTTGTTCTGCACCTGCGCCTGCCCTGCCGCATTGGGCAAAGACAACGATAGGAAAGGAGCACCGCTGGCCACGCTGATGTTGCCGGCTGGTACCGCTGACATGCCGTAGTCCACCTGCACGCTGTATGCCGCCACCCAGCCAGCATCCGGCGTCGGCGTGACCTGCGATCCGGTCGCCGCTGCGGCGCCAGCTTTAACCTGCACGACGCACTGGCCCGATCGGATAGTAGTACTTGCCGCGCCCAAGCCACCCGGCCCGCTGTATGCAATTGCCGGATTGCTGGCGTTATAGAAAGGCAGCACCGCCGCGCCGGTGTCGACCTCTTGAAACTGAACCTGCACCAGATAGTTGATCGATTTCCCCGAAGTGCCGGGCGCGGGCACCGACAGCGTTGCAGGGTCGGGCAAGATGCCCTGCTTCAGCACCTGATGCGAGTCGGTACCGAGCGTCGAATAGCCAGTCGTATCCACTGCCGCCATCTGGTAAATCTGGCCAGCGGCAATTGCGACCGTAAGACCCGCACCAGGCGTGCAGGCGAGTCCGACAAGCGCCGGCGCCGTCCCAAGAACTGCCTGAGCGAGTTTGGCTAGCCCGATCATCGCGAACTTGCTGCCGTTCAGGATATCGGTTTCGAGCAGCTCTTCGCCGTTATAGACTGTAACGCGATCCATGTTGCTCCCATAAAAAAGGCCGCTCGAAAGCGGCCGTGTTGTGCGAAGAATTCATCAGTTCAAGAGCTGAACCCATATCGTGACGTTGTTCGGTCTGACCGAATCGATCGCGGCATAGATGTCAGCGTCCGAAATTCCGTATTGAGGTGTGCCCGGCAGGGGCCGGTACGCTTTCACGAAACACTCATATGGCAGCGTCGTAAGGCTTGCGTAACGAGCCATGCCATAGAATCCGACAGGTTGGCTATAGGCGCCGTTGTCGCCGGGCCGTCTCGGCTCAAATACGATTGGCGTTCGCCCTGTCACATCAGTGCAGAGCTTAATCAGGCCCGCGCGCGTGGCACGCTCCCGCAGGATATTTGCCTGTATAGCCGCGCGGTAGCTTTGGTCCGTCTGAAACGACTTGCGCTGCAGCCCCAGCCCGAAAAAGTCGCCCGCGATCATATCCAGCCAGCCATCCGAAGCTGTCAGGATGCGCGACTGCTTTTTCGCGTAGGCGAACAGCGAATAGACAAATGCCCAGGTTGTCGCCCATCCGTACAGGATCGCATCGAGAACCGGCGTGCTATCTGTGAACCAGAGAGGCAGCGTTGACTTCAGCCGAGCGACGATATCGTCAGTATCACCAGTAGCCATTAGGACACCACCACGCCAGAGGATTTAATAACCTGCTTGGCAGTTGCCGTCACGTCGGCAGTGCCCCCATTCAGTAACGTGCCCGTCACGTTGGTAACGCCCGGGGACGCATCATAGGCAACCTGAGCCAGTCGCGTGTAGGTCAAGGTCTGGCCAATTGCCAGCGTATTGATGTATGTCTGCAGCGCGGCCGTGACGAGCGCTCGTGTCGACGCCGGATCGTAACCAGTGGCCAGCGACACCGTCATCGATACCGATACCGGCACGATCGCCGGGCTATAGACGGCAAAGCGCGTCGTGATGGCCCGCACGGCATCTATAGCATTCGTCACCGCAGTAATGAAGGATGCCGGCGGCGCGCCGGATCCGTCGTCTGCCACAACGTAGAAAAACCCGATGTCCGCAGCGCCGCTATATTGCTGGTTTTCTGTGATCGAGTAGACTGCGCCAGGCTGGGCCGATGTGATCGCAAAGCCAAGCGCAGCCCGGGTAGCCCGCGAAAGGGAGGCCACGTACACAACAAAGCGCGCCCGCAGGGCCGCGTCGCTTTCTGCGTCAGCGCCCCCAGTAAAGGCTGCTTGATTTGAAACCGAGTCGATGTACGTGATGGCCTGCGATAGCACAGTCACCTGCCCTATAGCGGCGTTACCGGCTGCAGCAGCAGTATTCGCCGCTACCGGAACCGTCACGCTGGCCACACCAGCCGCGACCACGTAGCCTGCCACAGTGTAAGCCGGGTTAGTCGGGTCAGCCGTAACGGTGTAGGACTGCGAACCATCGGCCGTTTGTACTTGGCTGCCAAAGGGGATCAGCGCTTGATTGGTCGGCGTAAAGCGTGAGAACGTCACTGCGCCGGTGGCGGCGATCGCCTGCAGACGCGCAAGCCCATAATCAGCCATCCAGCTGTCAAGATCGCTGTCGCTGGAGGTTGCAGCGCGGGTGGTGGCCAACAGCTGCACCACCAAACCCTGAATCCAGAGGCCGAGCGCCGCATTGGTCTCGACCAGCGCGCGCAGCATCGATCCCACCGTGAAGTCGATCAGGGCGGACGATTTGGACTGAATTGCTGCGATCTGTTCGGATACGAGAGTGGCGAAGGTCTTCGTATTGATGGTCATGGGCTACCTATTAATGTCAAATGCCAAGCTAACTTGCTGCTTTTGGATAGCGTCCACGTACTGGACGCGGACGCTGATGCCGTTCTGTATCGGCGTGACCGAAATCACCGGGTCCGGGCTATGGGAAACTATCCCCTCGTTAAATAGCTGCTCGCGGATCAAAGCGCGGACTCGGCCAACGTCCAAAGTCTTGCCAATTTCTTGCGAAACCCCGGCGCCGTAGTCCAGATTCCAGATGTAGTCGCCGCCATTGGTAAGCAGTCGGCGCAGCACGCGCTGCTGCCCCTCTTGGGTACCGGTAGCGATCGCGATGTCGCCTGTGTTGGAGACGGCGAGGTCGCCCCCAATGTAGTGATGCAGGTCTGCCATATTGCGTAGCTCCGTCAGTTCGGCGAATTGGTGTTGTTGCCGGCACCGTTCTCACGGTGCGTGTGGCTTTTGCCGCTCTTGCCGGCAGCGACGACATCAACATCGCCGGTAACGGTGCCGGTCGCATGCATGTCACCGGTAATGGTGCCGGCCGCCCCGCCGCCGCTCCCCGCCTTGGCCGAGAACCCACCGTTCAGTGCTGCACCGCCCGCAACAGCCAAGGTCGAATCCATCGTGACAGGGCCTGAAAACTGGTGCTGAGTGGCTGTATAGCTTGCGGTACCGCCCACCGATACAGTGGCGTTGTTCGCCACCGTCACATTGGCATTGCGGCCTACCGTCGCGCGCAGGTCCTGCTCCGTGACCAGCTCCACGTTGCCATCGTTGTGGAACTTCAGCAACGAACCAGATTTATGCACCAGCCAGAACTCGCCACTTGGCGCTGGCAGTGGCCGCTCCTGATCGTTGAAGAACCGGCCAACGATCTGGCCAGCGTCTACGTCAGCCGAACGAAACTCGACGTGCACCATGTCGCCGGATGTTGGTGGAGAAAACAGGCCCCAGCCGTTGCCAGACCAGTTTGTCAGAATTGGCAGCCAGCCGGTCTCAATGCCCTCTGGCTGCAACATAACTTTGGCGCTGTAGGTGTTGGGGTCATAGCTGGTGACGTTACCGACACGCGTGCGAGCCTCGCTTTGGGTCGTCATCATTGACGTCTGCCGAAGCGCATTCATAAAATTATTCATACGGGATTATTTGGCGTTTGATTCTTGGCCTGCAACGACATGCGATAGCCATCATCGAAGGACA